CGCGCCTCGTTGATCCACCCCCCGGTCAGTTCAAGCGACGAGAGCACATCAATGTCCTCGGGCCGCTCCAGCGGGAAAAACAGCACCTCCATCTCCATCACGGTGCGGTCGGGCAGCTCCTGGACGAAATTGCAGTTGATCGGCGCATCCCAGCGAATCGGCGCCGCGCGCTCCGGGACCCACTGGCACCAAGTCTTGATGGTGGTCGATTTCAGCTCTGGATAGGTCCGGCGCAGCACCGCCCAGCGCGTCCGTCTGCGGCCGTTGCACGCCTTCTGCTCCATGGCGCGGGAGAAAATCTCCATGACGCAGGCCGAGGACTTGCTCGAGCCCACCGGGCCCTTGATGCCGCGAAAGAAGGAATCCGACCTGTGAAACCGCGCGATCGTCTGACCCGCGGGGGCGTAGCCCTGCCCCACATCAATAGTGTGGGCGAGCCCGACGTGGTTTTTCGCGCGGATCAGGGCGTCATGGCTGGTGACGGGTCCGCTTACTGGGCATGTTCCCGCTCCCTCACCCGCGCCAACGTTTCCCGTGAAACGCTGCCCGCAGCGTGAAATCCGATAACCGGCTGATCCCTCGCCACACTCACCACCGGCGCCCTCGCCAACCCCGAGCGCACCGCCTCCCGTATCGCCTCAGCCTCATCAGCCGCCCACAGCGCACCCTTCCAGGCGAAATTCCCCGCCCATTCCGGCAACATCTCCTCCCCTACTCGCACCTCCCCAACCTGCCTCGGAAACCGCTGCTCCCACACATCAAACCTTTTCATCTCCTGACCCGCTTTCTTCTTCTGCTGAATTGCCCCCCGCGTCCCCCGTCCCATCCCGCAACCGCAACGGCTTCCCGACCGACTGGCTCACCAAGTGAGCCTGAGATACGTCCACCTCCTCGGGCGCATCCCTCAATCCCGACGACATCCTCACCACAATCACCTGCTGCCCCCCAGCCTCCTGCTTCTGCCCATACAGCAGCGGCCTTCTCCTCTCAAAATCAAACCGCGCAAACTTCGCCAACTCCCGATACTTCGCCACCTCCACCTTGTCCAACGCCGCCTCCAGCTTCGCGTCGTAATCCGCTATCCGCGATACCAACACCTCCGTCACCACCTCCCGATACCCCTCATCCCCAGTCCCAGCCAATATCCACCGGTACATCTGCCTCCCACTTATCCCAGCATCCGCACCAATCTTCCACACCGGCTCCCCAGCCAAAAAACGCTCCACCACCCCAGGCAACTTCTCCCCATGCTTCGCCACCAACTTCGCATGCCCCTCCAGGTGGTCATTCCTCGGCTTCCCGTTCACCTTCCTCACTCCCCTCTTTCCCTTTGCCATATCGCCAGCGCTTTTACGCAACAAACCAACCCTTTGCAATAGCCGTCATGCACCTCCACTACACAGCCAGTCCACCAGGCAGTTAAAACCGCGCATGAGACTCCCCCCGGAGCCTCAGGCCACCCCGGCCAGGCGGGAACCCGACTCGACCGACGATCCAGGCCGAAAATCGACCCTCCCCACCCCCTTTCGCCAGCTCGAGGAGGGGTTAGCGTGGTGGAAGCGTGCCTAAGTGCTTGATATCTCACTAATGCGCCTGTTACGGGAATACGGCCGACTGGTCTGAATGCATGGTCGATGGAGCGCGGGGGTGCGGGATGCGCCTCGGCCATGCGGCTGAGGTGATTCCCTGCGCCTGAGATGGTGTGGTGCGCGTGTGCGAGACCCCCCTATAACCCCCCCATGGCATGCCCCGCATGCCCGCAGTGGCCACGGGGATGCCGGTTGCGGGCCATGCTAGATGCGTCATAGTGCGCATGCCCGCATTCCCTCTTTAGTAAGGGTGAGGACGCGGACGTAATGGCGGTCTTTGCGGCGTATCTGGTCCTCCTGTAAAAGTCGCAATGCCCGCAGGTTTTCGATTTCTCGCCAGAAACGGCGGGTTGCGGCGCGTCCGGAGCGCATGGTTTCGGGGAATTCTTTGCGGGCGCAAAGGACGTGGAAAGCGGTGCGTGAGCCGGTGGAGGCGGCTGGGACATCGGTGGCTGCATCGGTGCAGGCTTTGAATGCGCGCAGGATGGCGGATTGCTCGGTGCGGCTGCGGTGCTCGCGGTCGAACTTGGAGAGGGAGGCGGACTCGCCCACGAAGAGGTGGCGCTCGGCGTCCCAGGTGAACTTGACGGATTGGTCGGTGCGGCCGTGGTTGGACTTTTGGAGTTCCAGCAGCAGTTCTCCGGTTTTCTCTGGCTTGGTGCCGTCCTCGGCGGACTGCGTCTCGGGGTAGAGATACCAGCGGGCTCGGACGCTGTTGTGCCAGCCTGTGGTGCCGGAGTAGCCCTCGCTCGTGGTTGGGTTTGCGGCGGTAGGCTTGGCAATGTGGCCGATGAGGACTGCGGCGCCACGCTCCGGGTCTATGAGGCGCACGAGGCTATTCACATAGCGCTTGACCTCGGATTTCTTGTTTTCGTCGCCGCCGTAGGTGTCCGAGATCCCGTCCACGAAGAGGACCTCGGTCTCATAGGCGCGCATGCGGGCCTGCAGTTCTTCCCAGCTCGCCGTGAGCGTTACGCCATCGCGGCCGCGCTCCCACAGGATGGTTTCGCAGCCTACAAGGTCTATGACCATGAGCCAGCCCCTCAATGAGGCGAGCGAGATGCCGAGATAGGCCGTGATGCGCTCAAGGCGCCAGTGCAGGATGTTGCCGCGGTCCTCGCAGGAGAGATATAGGACGCGCCGGCGCTGCGTCTCCATGCCGAAAAAGGGCACGCCCGCGGCGATGCACACCGCGAGGTGCAGGGCGATGCCTGACTTGCCTACCCCGCCGTGGCCTGCGAATAGCGTGGCGTAGCCGCAGGGGAGCCAGTCCTGGACAATGAACTTGGGCGCCTCGGGCTTGTGCTCCGCGAGCACCTCGAGGTCCAGGGCCTCGGGCCACAGGGGCTCACCAGGCGGGGGCGCGCTGCCGTTACCCTTGGCGCGCTGCTCCAGGAAATCGGCGCCCTTGTCAGCGTTTGCCACGCACTGGGCTCGTCGGGCCGTTGGTGAGTTCGCGCGCGGCTTCTATGCGGCGCTGGGCCACGAGCAGGCGCGCATAATCCTCCTCCGGGACCGCGCGCGCCCTCCAGGCGTCGCCTATGATGAGGGCGGCCACGGTGAGTTCATGCGCGAGCGCCTCCAACACGTCGGCCGCCGGGAAGGGCCTGCGCACTGGCCGGCTGTGGTCTTGGGGCTTGTCCGGGAATAGGGCATCGAAATCGAGCGCCACCGCTCGCAGGATGTCCTCCACGTGGCAGCCGCTGAAGCAATGCACCAGCACACGGCCGTCATCTAGCTCGCGTACCGTCATGCTGGGGCGCTTATCGTCGTGGGCCGGGCAGCACGCGAGCCAGGTGCCCGGTCCGGTGGTTTTCACCTTGTTGCAGCGCGCAAGGAACGCCTCGGCTTTCACAGGTCACCGTGGCGCTTGGGCTTGCGTAACCGCGCCTTGGGGCCATTGGCCCGGCCGGCGCGGGATAGAACCTGCATTTGCTTGGGGGTCATGTTCTGCCCGCGGCGCTCGACGGGCTCGGGCCTGCGGTGGGTCGTGGTCCGGTCGGCGAGCTGCTTCTGCAACCGCTCGTGGGCGCGCTGAGCGTCGGTCATTCGGCCTGCTCGAGCATCTGGCCGACAAAGGCTCTTAATCCCATGGTCGGGTTCATGGCAATCAGTTCTTGTGGGGAACAGCCGAAAGCGTCCTTAAATGGGACATCTCGTATGGTTTTTTGCCACCTTCTCAGCGCGGAAGGGGTTGGGGGTGTGGTCTTGTGGGGGAGCCTTAGCTCGCGTTTAGAGGCCAAAAACACCCAGAAGTCGTCATCAAGCCAATCTGCGCGGTATGGCGTGTTCTCTTTGACCGCTCTTTTGGCCGCCGCAGACTTGGTGCGATCCTCTTCCGTGAATCTTCTTGTCATTCGACTTTCCCTCTCAAAATCGCCATGGCTTCATCGCCCGAGCGCACAAACCCGCCTACGCCCCCGATCGACTCGAGCATGTGGATGAACGCCTGCTGGTTCAGCTCGCGCGGCGTGCGTGGGGCCTTCCAGGACGGACGCTTGCACTCGAGCGCGAAGGGGCGCCCGTCCGTGAGCCAGCCCCAATAGTCCGGAATAGCTATCTGGCTCGCCCCAGGCCGGCGCATGAGCCGGTAGAACCACATCGCGTGCGAGTCCCCTTGGCTGTCCTGCCAATACGTGCCGCCCGAGTTTTGCCGCACCGCAAAAAGCACCTTGGGGTGGACCGCGAGGAGATCGCCCACGGCCTTAAGGACAGGCGCCTCGGAGTCGGCCGGATCTGGCGGGGTGTAGGCCCGCTTGGGTTTCTGCAGTTCTTTTGGCAATGGTGGCGGGGGTTTACCCGCCATGGCCGCGTAGTAGGACTGTCCTGAGTGCGAGCGCTCGAGGCGCTCTCGGAGGGAAAGGGGCCTGCGTGCTTTTTTCACGTCCTGTAGGGCCTCCGCTATAGCGTGTCGCGCCCTGCCCTAACGCACAGGGCAAAAAAAATCTAAGCTGGCTTGAGCCGTTTCGCAGCGGCGGCCGCAGCCGTCAATTCCTCTATTTCGCGGCGAGCCTGACGATCGGCCCTCAGCCCAGTGCGCGCGGCAATCCGGATCTGGATATCCGAGGGGATGCGGATATGCCTCCAGTTCGAGATTCTTTGCTTTGAGTATTCAAGAGCCTGCGATGCTTTTGTCAGGCTGCCGTAGTGGTCCACGATCTCGTTGTATGTCATATTCCTGACGGGATTATATGAACGTTCACACAAAGAATTCAATAGATTTTACTATCAGTTTGTCCTCCCAAGGGATAGACAAGTAGCGTCAATTCGGTTTTACTATGCGTCGCCTCATTCATAACGGAGACGAACGTGACAACTTTCAGGGAGCGGCTGCAGCGAGCCGCCAAGCATGCGGGAGTGGGGGAAACACAAGCGGAGATCGCTGATAACTTGGGGATCAGCCGCCAGACTGTGCATTACTGGTTCAAGAACGGTGGAGCTGACGCCGCCAACCTCGCGCTCATCGAGCGACGTTGGGGCGTGAACGGCGAATGGCTGCGCTCCGCAGACGGAGACATGCTGCCGCAACCCTCGCCCGAGAATCTGCCGAGAGAAGAGTTAGAACTGCTGCGCGACTATCGCAAGGCGAGCGCCCAAGCCCGCGAGCACATCCGCACCGTGGCGCGCGCGCTGCGCAAATCGGTTATCACGCTCGCTGCAGTGATCCCCCCCTACATGGTGAGCACGGACAGCGACGCAGCCGTTTTACATAAACAAAATTGCACTAGCAATTCCACTGAATACGCATTGCATACAATTGGAGCGTGGCTGCGAAGCCTAGCCCTTTCATTGCGTGCTGTCATTACCTGCGAGCGGGTACGTGAAAGCATGACGTGATCGCACTAGGACTAGAACGCGCTCCTACGGACACGCCTGCGAAACGCGAAACGATTTGATAACCGTCATTTCTGAGACTTACGCAATATGTCAGCCATGGCGGACGCGGGGGACGATCTTGCCTGCATTCGTAATGACGCCTGGCTGGTGCGCCACTATGCGCGCGGCGCAAATACTTCAATCGGTCGCCTGCGCCGAGAGCAAGCCATCCTCAAGTTCGGCCTGAGCTGCAGGGCCGCATTCAGTAAAGCAGAAACCTCCTCTGAGTTCGAAGTAATCGTCGCCGAAATCCTCGACTGCCTGCGCCCTGTAGATCGCCAGCCGTTCTAGCGCCATTGCGCGCAGCAGCAGTAAAAATCACTTGACGCTTGTTCCGATTGTTCGGATACTATCCCCACAACAATTAAATGGGGGTAGTCGATGCAAAGCTTCACCAGTCGTTTCTATCGCAGCCTGAAGCGCGCATATCTGCGCTGGCGCATTCAGGTCGTGCGCTCAGACATTCTCGTTGCAACCGAGCGCCATCTGCATGCGCTCGAGAGCATCGAAGTGCTCGACAAGTGGCTCGATGATGCGCACCGGCGCGAGCGCGCGCTGAAAGCCAATCTCGCTTTGCTTGAAAGCCCGAACAAACTTCTACAGGAGGCACTGCGTCATGAGTAGCGATATCGCTTCGACCGCAGTGCGGGCCATCATCGAAAGCTACGCCGACGGCATGAACGCCGGTGAAGAACTGCAGCTCGGCAAGATCGAGGCAATCCTCGCAGCCTACGAGCGAGCGCTCGAGGACCCGAAGGTGGTCATCCCGACGTACATGCACGCGGCGCTCGAGGCCGCGAGGGGCGAGGGCCAGCGCGCCACCGTGAAGGAAAACCGAGGCGTGGGACGCACGGAGTACACCATCGGCGGCACGCTCGACCAAGTGCTCGCCGAGATCCGGCGCAAGTTCACGGACTTCCCGATCATGGCCTACGGCTCGCATCTGCACCTGATGACCGTGGAAAACGACGGCGTGTATATCGCACGCATGTCGCGCGCGAATTCCTGCGGATGAATCCAGGCTTCCACACCATCGCCGCGGACCGCTACCACGCGGACGACTTGGCGGCCGTGCCATCGCTTTCCTGCGGCACGGTGAAGGCGCTGCTCTACGAGTCGCCGCGCAAGGCGTGGTTTGGGCATACGCGGCTGAACAAGAATTACCGCGAGGAGCATGACGCCAAGTTCGATCGTGGCTCGGCTGCGCATGCGGTGCTGCTCGAGAACGACGCCTCCAAGATCGTGCTGGTGGAAGCTGACGACTGGCGCACCAAGGTAGCGAAGGAACAGCGCGCCGCCGCGCACGCAGCAGGGAAAACGCCCATGCTCTCGCGGCAGTACGATTCAGTGCGCGCGATGGTGGACGTGGCGCTCGCGTTCATCGAGGAAAGCGCGATCTGCGACTACTGGCACGCAGCAAAGCCGGAAGTGACAGGCGTCTGGAGCGACGGCGTGACGTGGTTTCGCTGCCGGTTCGACAAGCTGTCGCAGGAACTCGCGTGGATCGGAGACTACAAGACCACGGACGGCAGCGTGGCGCCGGAGCAGTTCTCGCGGCAGATTCTGCGCATGGGCTACCACATCCAGGAATCGTTCTACCGGCGCATCGCTCGCGAGCTGGGGCTGAAAGACCCTACGTTCGTATTCCTCGCGCAGTCTGTCGAGCCACCCTATGAGTGCTCGCTGCATGCGTGCGACCCGGCGCTGCAGGCGATTGCGGACGCCGAAGTGGACCGCGCGGTGCGCCTGTGGAAGGAATGCATGTTTACCGGCATCTGGCCGAGCTACGGCCGACAGATTCACTACGCGCTCCCGACCGGATACATGATCTCGGAGCATGAAATGCGGCTCACGGAGGAGGCTGCATAATGGAGTGGCGCACCATCCCATCGTCTCCTAGCTACGAAGCATCATCTACTGGCTTGATCCGCCGAAAAGATACCGGCTATCTCAAGTCAAAGGATTACGCGCGCGGCTATGTGGCGGTCGCACTTTATGAGGATGGGCAATATCGCCGCGCCTACGTCCATCGCCTAGTATGCGAGGCGTTCTATGGCGCCCCCAAAGCCGGTGATATACACGCAGCGCATCTCAACGGAGTGCGCGATGACAATCGCGCTGAGAACTTGGCTTGGGCGACGCGCTCAGAAAATGAGCGCCACAAGCGCGCGCACGGCACCAGCAACGATGGACAGCGCAATGGCATGGCGAAATTGCCAGCGGAACGTATAGCGGAGATTAGAGCCTCTATCCTGGCCCTGCCACGCAGCTCTGGCGGCAGACGTATACGCAAAGGAGCCTTGGCACCTTTGGCCGCGCAATACGGGGTTACGGCTTCGTGCTTGCGCCAACTGCTATCAGGATCACGCTGGAGGGAGTCATGAGTTTCACCTTCCGCCCTGCCCTACGTGAGCAAGTCGGATTGCTGATTGGTGTTGCCGGCGGAACCGGGAGCGGAAAGACTTACTCAGCTATGCGCCTAGCAGCAGGCATCTCACAAGGAAAACCGTTCGCCGTAATCGACACTGAAGCCGGCCGCGCCAAGCACTACGCTGAAGCTTTCAAGTTCGACCATGGCGACCTTAAGCCGCCGTTCCGCCCCGCTGCGTATACAGAGGCTATAGAGGCCGCGGACAAGGCTGGTTATTCCGTCATCGTGGTTGACAGCGTTAGCCATGTTTGGGCCGGCGACGGTGGCGTGCTCGACTGGCAAGAGGACGAATTGAACCGCATGGCTGGCGACGACTGGAAGAAGCGCGAAGCCGTGAAGATGGCAGCTTGGATCAAGCCGAAGATGGCGCATAAGGCGATGGTGCAAAAGCTTCTCCAAGTGCGCGCGCATCTCATCCTGTGCTTTCGCGCAGAGCAGAAAATAGAAATGGTCCAAGTGGAAGAAGACGGGCGCAAGAGAATGAAAATCGTCCCGAAGCAATCCATGACAGGCTTGGACGGCTGGATTCCGATTTGCGAAAAGATGCTTCCGTTTGAGTTGACCACATCGTTTCTGCTTACGGCTGACGCGCCAGGCATGCCGAAGCCGATCAAGCTGCAGGAACAGCATAAACATTTGTTCCCACTCGACAAGGCGCTAAATGAAGAATCTGGAAAACGCATTGCAGAGTGGGCTAAAGGTTCAGCGGCCCCGCAGGCCACTCCTCCCCCCACTAGCGCCCCAGCGCAGCCTGCGGGAGCCGCTGACCTTACTCTGGGAGAACTACGCGCGGCGTTCAAG